TATTAAAAAAATTAAGAGACTTACTTACTAAGCTACCAATTGTAGGAAAAGTTTTAAAATGCTCTTTGTGCTTAGGGTTTTGGGTGGGGGTAGGATTAAGCTTAGTAGAATACTACTTAGGAAACAGGGGTAATGAAATATATTATTTACCTTTTGCTACAGCAAGCGCCTCATGGCTCTTTAATGTAGCCATAGACTACATGGATATTCAAAATATTAGTCGATTGGCTGTATTAAAGAAAGAACATACCCGTGAATGGGAGAAGTATATTAAAAAAAATTAGATAGAAATCTAATATATTCAAAGAAACTTTAAAGACAGCTTTAATATGAGACCTTGGTAAATTCGGAAAAAGTAGTTTTCCCATTACGGGTATCCTCAAAGCAAAAATTTGGATAATAATTAAACTTGTCTTGACATATAAGTTTAATCCTTTTAATAAGGGGGGATGAAAACAACAAAAGAAGATATTAAAGAGTTGCCTGTTTTAATAAGATCAACGGGTAGCTTTTTACTAAAGGGTGAAGTAGGTGCTCTTGATAATAAAGCCACCCCTATTCTACAATCAGACAGAGTATTTTTGCCTGATTGCGATTTAGATTGGTTTGCCTCGCTGTCATCAAAAGATAAGGGAGTTGTATTTTGGTATTCTATTAAGATGAGGATTGAATTAACAATGGGGCAAAAACAAATTTTAAGTAATGGATGATATAATTACATACCTAGCTATTAGTTTTGTCTGCGCTATAATTGGATTTATCGTAGGAAGCTACTTAGGGAAAAAAGAAACCGACCAAGCTGTCATTAACATAAGGTCATATTTTTTAAACGAGGTGGGCATCTTAAATAAAAGAATAAGAACACTAGAGGATAATTATTATGGAAAAAGAAAAAGATAATATCTTAGAGAAGTGGATACAGGGAACAATTTTCTCAGACTCACAAATACTTGAAATCTTGCAGGATAAAGGAATCATCTCAGATAATTGCTACACATTAGGACAAGTGGGCAACTCAGAAGAAGCTGTAAGCTATTTAATTAATGAACTTGGAATGTAACTTTTAAAATTATTTTAAAAAAAGTTTAATTATGTCTTGACATGTAATCAACTTTGCATATAGTTTAGGTTATGACAACAACACAAACACCACAACAATATTACCAAATCACTCAAGACATCATGTTCTTGTTTCGCAACTTCCGCACTTGCGGATTAAAGCAAATCGTCCAACACAATGAAAGCAAAGTAGTTTTTCATTTTAAAGGTGGAATGCAGAAGAAAATCTCAATGGTAACATTTGAGTTGGATCACGGAACAGACACATACAATGTTTCATTCGGCAAAATATTCAAGTATGAGTATAAAGAAATTAAATCTTATGACCTTTGCTATGTTGATCAACTTAAAGAATTGTTTGAGCAAATTACAGGATACTTTGCTTATTAAAATAAATTATAAATATCAAAAAGGTATTGACATATTAAAATAAATATAAGAGATTAAGGACAGACAACAAAACCAACAACATAAAATATAAGGAAAATAACAACATGAATAAATACGGATTATACTCATTCACTAAAAACGGAAAAGCACGCCTCATAGCTACTACAGAAGCAACTGATGCAGTTCAAGCAGGGCTTAACCTTGAGACATTCGCAAACTCAATGGTAGGTGTAGGCAATTGGTACACAACTAAAATAGAAGGGAAGGTGTTCGGATGACAACACCAAATTACAACAGCAGACATCGGGCATTCATTGACGTAAGGAATGAGATGCAAGAAGATTTAGATCGAGCAAAAGCAAAGTTACTAAAAGCTAGAGAATTAAGCTCTAAGCTGTATGAGGTTCTTAGCGATAAGTACAACGATGAAAACAATAACAATTATGAAAATTCATATAATCAAATTAGGGTTGAGCAAGCAATAGTTGATACACTTGATTTTCAGTTGTGTACTATACAGGGGAGAATAAATTTTTACGAAGAGGGAGAAAAATGAATAAAATATTTGTATATGGAACTCTTCAAAGAAATTTCAGCAATCACATTGTAATGGACAATGCAAGAGGTAAGTTTATAGCAGAAGGAAGAACGGAAAAAAAGTTTCCTTTGTTTCAAAGAGGCATTCCCTTCCTTCACCATATTGAGGGGCAAGGGCATAGAGTTTGGGGTGAGTTGTATGATGTTCTTAATGTGTCCGTGCTAGATCGCCTTGAAGGGCATCCTGATTGGTACAGAAGGGTAGAGGTCTCAGTAATAGATGAAGAGGGAGTTAGGCATATCGCAGAAGCTTATTTCATGGCTTCAACTCTCTACGCTGATTCTAATATAATGGAAGACCTTGTGGATTCGTATGACCACAGACCTATAGAACGATACAAAAGAAGTTGCAGGAATTACATTAATTTAAATTAAATGAAAATAAATGAAAATAAGTATTGACATAAATATATAAGAGTAGTAATGTCTAATTATGAACCAACAACAACTAAGACTTCAAAAAATTACTTCCGCTTTAAAAAGAGCAAGAATCTCAAATAAGCAAACTTGGATCGTAGGTAAGCTTTCTCAGATTTGGGATACTGAGGCATTAAGAGTCTGTAACAATAACTAAGAGAACAACAATATGAAAAATACAAGTGAAATAAACTTTAGTCACAGCTTTTCTAAAAGCTACATCACAATCGAAGGCGCAAGAAAAGCTGTATCAAAATTAGAAACTAAATTTGATACCAAGATTAGGCACTTCATTCACCATAATACAGATTCAAATCGATTCGCTCCTGTATTAGTCGGAGTTAGTGCAATGGATTTTTTGCATTCAGGGTTTCAAATCGTAGCTTAGAGGATACATTATGATAAATAAATTACTGAATAAAGAAAATATTATAATTCCTGCATTGTTTGCAGTAGGATGGGTGGCGATTGTATTAGATATGATCCTATGAGCAAAATCAAAAAAATGCTAAGCACTCATAATAAAATTATTGAAAGTGCATCTAGGTTAAAGGATTGGTCTTTTCATTGCCCTAAAAGATATAGAGTACCAAAGGGATATTACGACCCTGCTTGGTATTCATGCCTTGAGCTTGCTACATCAGGAGGAAAAATTGAAGGGGTGGATAGTGCAGATTATAACTTTTCTACAGATATTTCTTTTAAGGTTGGAGAAATGCTAAGGGAGTATATGCATCCTCATTATTTCCTTGATAAGGATTTAATAAAACTTATGCAAATGACCTCCATAACTAATGAAGTAGACCTAGCTAAAATCAAATACCCTTATGATGCCTGCATGTTTACGCTTCCTTCGGAGATGATAGAAGACATTTATAACGAAAAGGCGGAACACGGATCAAGGGATAAAATTGGGGAATCTTTTAATTATAAAAAAACTTATTTAACGCAGTTAGGGTATGCGAGATCATTTGATGTTCAGACTTTAACTCAAGAAGTAAGGGCTAAAAAATCAGGAAAAGAAAGCACAGATGGTAGGCACTACATTCCCAAGATTTCAACCTTGTGGTCTTCAACTCTAGAGGCAGGTGATCAGAAAGAAAAAGCTCAAAAATTTATACTAAAGTCTTTAGAGGAAAAATTTGGAGAACCTTGCAGAATTGTGCCTAGCTTTTCTGTAGTAATGGCATACGATAGTGGAGATGTGGGAGTCTGTTGCTATCCAATAGAAAAAGATAAAGGACTTGGGGGGATTTTAAAACAATATGAAACAAGCTATTGGCTAGATGGGAGGCAGGCGAAGGAGGAAGATTTCATAGACCTAAAGGATGGGATAAGCTCTATGCAAAACCTTACAAAGCTTGTAGTCACTTTAATTCTATACATGTCATCAAAAGCAAGTGATCACAAAACAGAAACAAAGAAAATAAAATTCCAAGAAAACGGAAAAACTATTAGTAATTTATACTCACCAAACTTTATTGGGGCAAAATACAAAAACTACATAAGTACGCAGGAAAGTAAATTTACAGGGAAAAAACAAAAGCCACATTGGAGATCAGGAACTTATCGAATTTATTGGACAGGGAAAGGAAGGATCATACCGACTCAAAAATGGGTAATGCCATACCCTGTAAATATGGAAAAGAAATAATGGAAGTTTGGACGCTAATGACTGATGATTTATATCTATGCTCTGCCCTAAAAGCGGATAAAATGTACATGGAAAAAAAATTTAAAGTCTTGACACAAAGAAAATTATTTGCCCAAATAATAAAACCTATTAAGGAAACTGAAACAAAATAAATAACACTAACACAATAAAATAAATGAATAAAATATCACAGCTATTAACAGCACCCGAAGGGTATGAATGCACAGGAGTAGAAGGAGAAGTTACGAATGTATTTAAGCGTTCTACTTTTTCTAAAAAAGGCGGAGAGGGAAGTGTTCAAAAAATAGTAATTAGAGGAACTGAAGGAAGCACAATAAGATTAGCATTTTGGGGAAGAGAAGAATTTCCCTTTGCTGAAGGGGCAAAGATTTTAGTCTCTCCTAGTTCACAAGGAAAAGGATTAGCTATTAAAGATAACGAGTATCAAGGCAAGGTAAGTAAAGAGATTAGCGTAGGGGATAAATGTAGCGTAGTACCCATTGATGAGTTTAGCGACATGATGCTAGAACAAGGTGAAGTAGTGCAGTCTAATACTCCTATATCTACTGCTACTAATACAAGTAATTCTAGCGGTTCTATGCTTCCTGCTCCTTTAGTACAAAACATCAACCTTATGGATTTGTGCATTCAAGGGGCGACAATACTACAGGCAAAATATCCCGATATGACAAAAGAGCAATTTCAGGCAATTACTTCTTGCTTCTTTATTGAAGGCAATAAGCAAAACCTAGGTAAGTCCATGCCGACACAAGTTCTATAATGATTGATGGGGGAATGGTATCGCTTGGGTATAAAGATGTTGCTCTTCTTGATAATTTCATAAAAGGAAAGCAAGAAATTCCATATGTATCTAAAGGAACGGCAGAAAACGTAAGGCGAAGAGCGTGGAATGCACTAGTTAAAGAATACATGACAAACGAAGATACCAATAGGGAGAAAGCAGAAAATAATGTAGATGCATTAATTTCGTGCCACCTTGTTGAGCAAAATTCAGAAGAGCAAATTGCGGATTTAAATTGAGCCTAATTACTATTGCCTGCATACTACTACTTGTATGTACGGCAATAGCATGGCTTTACAAGTCTTGACGCATGTCAATATTATAGACTAATTTTATTCTATGAGCATTGAAAGAGGCGTTAATTGGTCACTTACTAGATTAAGTAGGAATGTCCATAAGATTATTTGGGATTTCAAAAAGCAGTCAGATTGTGGGTGGATGCTGATTAGGAGTGATGCTCATCATGATTCCAAGCATTGCGATAGAGCTATGGAAAAAAGGCATCTTGAATTAGCAGTAAAAAGAAATGCTGTTATTTTAGATAACGGAGATTTATATGATGCAATGCAAGGGAAGTTCGATAGAAGAGCATCCAAGTCTGATCTCTTGCCCGAATATGTAAAAGGTGACTATCTTGATAGTTTAGTGAATGAAGCTGTTAAATATTACGCACCTTATGCCAAGCAGTTTGCTGTTTTAGGGCAGGGTAATCATGAGACCGCTATACTAAAGCATCATGAAACAAATCTTACGGACAGGTTAAGGATTGGCTTAAATTCACACTTAAAGGAAAGCGGAGATAAGCACAGAGTTTATATGGGCGGATATGGCGGATGGATAAGCCTAACAGGGAAGGCTCATAATGCCCAAGAGTCCAAATGGTTACATTATTTTCATGGTTCAGGCGGAGGCGGTCCTGTCACAAGAGGAGTGATACAAACAAACAGAGAGGCAGTATATCACCCTGACCCTAATTTTTGCGTAACAGGACACACACACGACCAATGGATCGTACCAATAGTAAGAGATCGAATTAAACCAACAGGCACAATTTACCAAGACACACAATACCATATTAAAATAGCAGGATACAAAGAAGAGTACGGAGACGGGTACGGAGGTTGGCATATCGAGCGTGGCGCGCCACCTAAACCTGTGGGAGCGTGTTGGCTTAGATTTAGTTGGGTGGGATCAAGTCATGATAAAACAAAAAGAGGGCTACATGCCGATGTATTCTTGACTGATCGATAAATGATAAATGCTGACGGGGAAGAATGGGATGTTGCCAAGAAGTGCGATGCCCTAGAAATGGAACTAGAAAGCGTACTAAAGCACTACATTGCAGAGTTTTGCAATCTAGATGAAGAACTATCAGGAATTGGAGTAAGACCTAGGGATAATGTGCCTTTCGTTGCAGTCTTAGGGATACTAGATAAAATAAAGCTTGATTTTTACTTTGAAAATAAAATAGAAGAGGAAGGGTTATTTGAAGATGACTCATAAATAATAACTAACTTCTGAAAGGGAGAAATAAAAATAAACATAATGATAATAAAAATAAAAGAAAAAATATTTGATCCATATGCTCGGATACCGAACAGGATTTTAAATGACAAAAAATTAAGTTGGAAGTCTAAAGGGCTTTTAGCTTACTGCATGAGTAAGCCTGAGAATTGGGAGATAAGAATTACCGACCTAGTGAACAAGTCTACGGAAGGAGAGAGTGCAGTTAGGAGTGCGATAAAGGAGCTTATTGAGTTAGGTTATTGCGAGGGTGTTCAGTTAAAAAATCAAGATGGCAGTATCCTTGGGTATCAATATAACTTTGCAGACTTTCCCTTTTTCAATCCACCATATAGCGAAAACCCACACGTGGAAAACCCACACGTGGAAAACCACCAACATAGTAATACTGAATTAAGTAAAACTGAATTAAGTAATAATAATATAAATATATTATTAGAAGATACGCCTGCATTTCAAGTTAAGAGACCTAAGAGCATTCCATTAAGTGAGATAATAGCTATATTGGTTAAATTAAGACCAAGCAAAAAATTTAGGAGACAGAAGGCATATGGAGGCACGGAAAAAGCTATTGGTAAATTTTGGAGAAACAATAACAAGGACACACAATGCTTTTACGATTTATGCGATAGATTAGAGGAAAGTGATTTCTTAATGGGAAGGAATGGGCATAATCCGCCTCTTGCAATAAAAGACCCTGATTGGAGTTGGGTATTCAAGACAGGGAATGATGGGCGAATGAATGCGGAAGGAATTAAGGAAGGAAAATATTCTAATGAACGGATGGCGTTTGCGATAGAGAAAGCAAAGAAAGAGGCACTTGAGGAAGTTATAATGGTGGGCTTTGGCGAAAAGAGAAAGGTTGATTTATCGGAAGCGAAATATAAAGTGGTCGGGTTCGATGAAGTACAGAACCTTAAAAAAGTAGTGGAGGTCGAATAATGGACGCTCACGAAATAAAAGACTTACTGCATTCTGACCCGTTAAGTGTGTGCGAATTACTTCTGCCAAACGGAAAGCTTGAAAGAAATGATTGGTGCGTAGGAAGCACAGCAGGGGAGGAGGGTAGAAGCTTAAAGATAGCGACTAAAGGCAGAAAGGTAGGAACATGGAAGGACTTTGCAGGGGATGAAGGGGGAAATAACCTTCTTGAGCTTTGGGCGAAGGTGAAAAGAGTTACCTTTGTGGATGCATACATTGAAGCCAAAAAATACCTAGGGGTTTTCGAGGAAGAGTACCTAAAGGGTGGGGTTAAAAAATTTGAGCCTTTTAGGATCACGGCAGAGTGGAAGGTTAAACACTCAGAGGGGATGGATTACCTGATAGAGAAAAGGGGCATAAGTAAAGACACAATCAAAGCCTTTGGAATAACTACAAAAGGATGCGAGGTTATGTTCCCGTATTTCTCATCAGATGGAGGCGAGTGCGAAATGGCGAAGTTTCTAAAAAAGGAAGGAAGTAAAAAAAAGCAAATGTGGAGTTCTTCAAACACAGCAAAAACTCTTTTTGGCAAAAACCTTACCTCCAAGAATGCCCATACTTTAATAATAACTGAAGGGGAAATAGATTGTATGACTTTTTGGCAAGAGCTACAGGATGAAAACTTTGGAATCACAAGCGTGCCATTTGGGGCAAAGTGGGAAGGGCAGAACGGAAATGATCCCAACAGCGAATGGATTGCTAATGATTTTGATTATTTAAGTAGGTTTAGTTCAGTAATCCTAGCCTTAGATAATGACGAGGCAGGGGAAACTGCAACCAAGAGCATAGTAAAAAGATTAGGCAGGGAGAGATGTAGAAGTATAGATTTTGGAGAGCACAAAGATGCAAACGAGTCCTACCAAAAAGGCGGAAATTTAAAATTAATAATAGAGAATGCCAAAAGCTACGAAGATGAGAATTTAAAAAATGCATCTACATATGAGTTTGAACTTGCAGAGCGTTTTTTCAATCCTGCAAAAAACTACAGGGGCATTCCTTTGCCTTGGGCTATCCCGTTCCATATAAGAATGAATGAGCTAAGTATAATGACAGGTTTTAGCGGAAGTGGGAAGACTATGCTTTTAAATTACTTATGCTGTCACCTAGCAAGCCTAGGTAATAAAATATGCATAGCATCGCTAGAAATCAGGGTAGAGGAAACAATATCTTGCTTAGTAGCTCAAACTTTAGGGAAAGATGTACCAAATAACAGAGAGGAGCTAACCAAGGGAATGAATTGGCTAGGGGATGGGTTTTGGTTTTACGATCATGTAGGGCAGGCGGATTTCGAGCAGATGATGGAAAGTTTTACATATGCACACAAACGGCATGGTATAAATATAATTGTTATTGATAGCCTAATGAAATGCGGTTTATCTTTTGATGACTACAAGGGTCAAAAACTTTTAGTGGATAAACTTGCGGACTTCGTACAGCGATATGATGTACATGTGTTTCTTGTTGCTCACTCCAAGAAGAAGGAGAGTGAAAAAGAGTATGTGGGTAAAATGGATGTAAAGGGAATAACAGAAATTACAGACATGGCTCATAATGTTTTAAGCGTATGGAGGAACAAGGCAAAAGAAGAAGCAATTAATGGGCTGAATCCTGAAACGCAAAAGGGAGACATAGCCGACCTTGAGGTATCTATGTTTAACAGCTTGTTTAGCGTCCATAAGCAGAGAGGGGACAAGGGAGAAGAACCTGAGGCTAGACTATGGTATAATAAAGATTCTAGGCACTACACACAAGGATGGAGCGGAGAAACAAAAGTATTTTATGAAGAAGGAACTTGAAAAAATAATAAAACATATAGTTGATTTTAAAGAATTGGCTACTATTGAAGACATTGAAACGACATCTACAATTACATTAATAATGAAAGTTGCAGGAGAAGACTACGGAAGGATAGTCGGAGCGAAAGGCAGAACAATTGAAATGCTGAAAGATTTAATTGATGCTTACTCTGATATTCCTTTAGTTGAAAAAAATCACAGGCTGATTCTAGAAGACCCACAAACCACAAGTTGGGGAAGGAGGGAGTCATTTAAAGCTAACCCTGAATGGAAACCATCGTTAGTGCAGGAAGACCTTAGTAATTTTATTAAATTATTTGGAGAAGTGGAATTAAGTGTAATAGATACAGGTACGCAAATAATATTTGAATGCATCGAGGGAGGTAATAATTATATGGACAAAAGAGTGAAGGAGACGATAACATTCCTTACTATGGCAATGTGTAAAGGTTACGGGAGAAATGCAGTTCTAGATTTTTGCTAATGAAGTATAAGGAAGAATCAATTACTCGATTTGTATTTTATTCTGACACGCAAAAAGATACTGCCCATATGGTAGACTTGATAGATGGGGAGTGTAGCTGTCAAAATTTTCAATTTAGAATAAAGCCCTTATTGGAAGCAGGAATAATTAAAAAAGAAGAGTCTGTTTCCAAGTGTAAGCATATAAAACTAGCAAGGGATATTCTTTGCGATAATATTATCAATCAATTAAAGTCAGAGAATGGGAAGTTATAGAAACATAATTACAGAATTAGCAAAAGCAACGCAAAGAGTGCAAGCACATCAAAGAGCGCGAGCAACGCAATTAGCAAGGGCGACACAGGGCGCGCAAGCAACGCACAGGATT